CGAAGAGGTTCATCTTGGTCATGTCGTCCGACGAGATCAAGGAGGAGGAGAACACGTCGACCCCGTAGTTGTTCTTCATGATGTCCCTGATCAAGTCGTCCACCAGGTCGTCGGTCACGCAGTGGTAGAAGCTGCTCAAGTAGTGGAACATCCCCTGGCCCATGCCCGAGTTGAACAACACCACCGAGGGGTCCTTGACCATCTCCTGCCTGAAGTTCTCCACGCCGTCCAGGTACTCCTTCTGCTCCTGCGGCTTGTGGTTCCACTTGTTCTTCAGCGCGTCCGGGATCATCATCTTCTTGTGCGAGAAGGACATGATGACGGTCAACAGCAAGTTCTTCAACTCCTCGGGGATGTCCCACTCCTTCACGAACGCCATGAAGTTCTCCATCACGAAGCCCGGGGCCCACTTGGAGGCGTCCGCGTTCACCGAGAAGTACAACGAGTTCTTCCCCTTGTTCCTGAGCACCCTCATCGACTCCCTGAGCTCGGCCATCTTGTCCGACTGGATCTCCGCCCTCCTGTGGCTCTTCGTCAACATCTCCTTCTCGTGCACCGAGCACATGGCCTTCGACACCGTCTCCAAGAACTTGACGGCGATCCTCAACATCACGGCCTGGATCAAGATCTCCCTGGGCCCCCCGATCTGCGCCTTGGGGAAGATCGCGAAGATCGCGTCCACCTCGTCCATCTGGTTGATCATCGCCAACAGCAAGTTGGTGGACAGCTTCCTGATGGCCTTGAAGAGGGACAAGAACGACTTGGTCTTGCCCACGTGCTTCGTGAAGTCCAGCATCTCGCTCCTGTAGGGGCCGGACACCAGGGAGCTGGTCATCATCATAGCGCTGTCGACCGTGGACATCATGGACGACAAGATGGCGTCCTTCATCTTCAACTTGTTGACCTTCTTGCTGAAGAACCTCTTCGACGCGGTCCTGACGAAGTTCGAGTCGAACGTGTGCAGCTCGTCCTTGGAGAGCAGGAACTTCTTGATGTCCTCCACGATCCCCCTGGACTCCATGTTCGTCTTGATCTCCTGGTAGTGCATCTCCGCCACCTCCTGCTTGTTCACGATCTGCTTCAGCCTGTGGCCGTTGAACCCCGCCTCCTTGTCGAACAGGTTGCAGAGGTACATCTCGTCCATCATGATCGACATCTCGATGTTCTGGGTCAAGTCGAAGAACGAGGGCAACAGGAAGCGGTCGTACTCGTTGCTGACCGAGGTCATGCTGCTCACCCTGTCCAAGCTGATCGACCTGGACTTCCTCACCATCAGCCTCATCCAGTTCAACTGGCTCATCCTCACGTACGACTCCCCCAAGGTCCAGACCGGGTCCGCCATGATGTCCTCGATCAACTTGTTCTTGTTGGAGATGAAGGACGTGATCCCGTGGACCAGGTACCTGTTCAACTGCAGCGAGGTGGACG